GGCAAACAAGCGCGGGGGAACGCCAGCTATGAACCACGTTTGTGGTTGATGGTCTGGTTGATGCCCGGTTGATAGTGACCCTATGAACCTCGTCTCGCTCAACGCGTATGCCAAGCAACATGGCGCCAGCGCGCAGGCCGCAACGAAGTGGAAGACGAAGGGCCATCTCGTCCTTCAGGGCGACAAGGTAGACGTCGACGCTTCTGATGAGCGCTTGCGCGCCGCAGGTCTAGGTCGATTTGGCGCACGGGCCGGCGCGCCGCAGACGCCACGCTCTCCTGCGCCAGCCGCGACGGCAAAGGCACCGGTTGAGGACGTTGTCCAGGCACTCGTCGAGAAGGGTGTTGCAGCCGACGAAAGCGGCCTTCGGAAGTTCATCGAAGGCTTGCTTGGCGGCGAGACCAAGACGCACGCGAGCGCCGCCGCGATCAAGGAAAATGCCCTTGCTCTGAAGCACGCCCTGGAGGCGCTGAAGATTGCGGGCTCTCTGGTCGACGCGGACATTGCCGAGAAGGTGCTGTTCGAAGTCTCTCGGTCCGCACGCGATCTTTGGCTGAATTTCCCGTCGAAGTATGGCCCGAAGCTGGCTGCGGATCTGAAGCTTGAACCCGGTCCCGTCGTGGAGGCCCTGACGGCGCATGTCCATCGCCAAATTGAAGAGCTTGGCGAGCCCGTCGCAGACTTCAGCGGAGAGCCAGGCTGATCGGCTAAGGTTTGTGTGGCGTCGCGGTTGGACGCCGCCACCACGAATCAGCGTACCCGCCTGGGCGGACCGTTATCGAAAGCTCGCTCGCGAAGCGGGCAGCAGCTCGGGGCAGTGGCGGACGGAGACGGTCGAGATCGCCCGCGGTCCGATGCTCGCGGTCACCGAGCCCGGCGTTCACATCATCACGGTGATGGTGGCGACGCAGCTCCTGAAGACCTCGCTGCTCGAGAACACGTCCGGATACTTTGCACACCTCGATCCCTGCCCGATGCTGCTGGTGCAGCCGAAGGACGAGGCAGCCGAGCAGTTCTCAAAAGAGCGCATCACGCCGATGATCAAGGCGACACCGGTTCTCCGGGCGCTGATCGGCACAGGCAAGACACGCAGCGCCGAGGAAACGCTGCTCTACAAATCGTTCCCAGGCGGGTTTCTCGCTCTCGCCGGCGCTGGCAGCCCGGACAATCTGGCGCGCCGGCCGGTTCGCGTCGTGATGTACGACGAAGCCGACAAGTATCCGGTCACGCGGGAAGGTGATCCGTTTGCGCTCGGCGATGAGCGCATGGCGTCGTTCGTGAATTGGCTCAGTCTTCGTGCCTGCTCGCCGACCATCCAGGACGCGAGCCGGATCGCAGCGAGTTACGCGCAATCCGATCAGCGCCGTGCATCGCTCGAATGCCCGAAGTGCCATCACCGGCAGTTTCTGGACTTCTTCAAGCACGTTAACTGGGAAAAGGACGGCGAGACACACAAGCCCAAGACCGCGCGCATTAGCTGCGAGGCTTGCGGAGAAGCTTGGTCCGAGGGTGAACGTCTCTACGCGCTGCAGACCGCGCGCTGGCACCAGACGGCGCCCTATCAGTGCTGCGGGGTCTATCGCAATCCGCTCGACGATTACGACAAGAATTGGCGTGAGCACGGTGATGAGGGCTCGGTCGATAGGATCTGGGATTGGTGGGCTGGCGACCGATACGCCGTCTATCTGCTGAAGTGCCCAAAGTGTTCGGCCGCTCCGGTTTCCAACGAGCATGCTGGCTTCCAGTGCTCGAAGCTCTACAGCCCTTGGCCGAAGGACAGCCCGGCCTCGATCGCCGCCAAGTGGCTGGACGCCCAAGGCGATGAAGAGAAGAAACAGGCCTGGTGGAACACCCAGGCCGGCCTTCCGTATCGGCCCGACTATGTGCGCAGCGTTCAGGTAGAGGCGCTCGCGTCACGGCGGGAAGTCTGGGAAGGAGAAATTCCGGACGGTGTTGCGCTGCTCACGGCGGGCATTGACACGCAGGACTTCAGGCTCGAGGTCGAGCTCGTCGGTTGGGGCCGCGACGAGGAATCGTGGTCGCTCTCGCACACGGTGATCGAAGGCTCGCCTGAACTGCCCGAGACATGGGCTGCGCTGGACGGATTACTGCGTCGGCAGATGAAGCGCGCCGATGGTCGCACCTTCGTGGTCGAAGCGGCCTGCATCGACTCTGGCGGCCATCACACGCAACGGGTCTACGAGTTCGCCAAAGCTCGCCTTGGCCGGCGCATCTGGGCGATCAAGGGCGAGAGTGCGAAGAACGGCCAGCGCAATCCGGTGTGGCCGGCAAAGCGGCCAACATCGAAGACCAAGCAGGCATTTCGCCCGATCATCATCGGCGTCAACGCGGCGAAGGATGTCATACGTTCCAACCTGCTGAAGGAACAGGCTGCGCCAGGCGAACCGACGCCGGGATATATGCACTTCCCGGCAGATCGGGAGCTGAACTATTTCGAGCAGTTCAACTCGGAACGCATTGTCGTCAAAGTCATTGGCGGCCGGAAGTATCGTGTGTGGGAGCAAATCCCAGGCCGGGCGAACGAGGCGCTGGATTGCCGCGTTTATGCCTACGCCGCGCTCTGCGGGCTCAAGCACTTCGGGCTCAAGCTGAACGAGCGGGTCGACGCCGTAGTCAAAACCGTCGGCGCGCCGCAGGTATCCCACGCCCCGCGCCCTCCCGCGCGTAGGACAATCCCTTCCGGGTTCATGAGGTGACGCCTTGGCATACACGCAGGCCGACCTTGATGCCATCGACAAGGCGATCGGGATCGGCGCCGTACATGTCGATTATCCCGGCGGCGGCGGCGTCACGTACCGATCGCTGGCGGATATGCGCACGGCGCGCGGCATCATCGCGCAATCGCTCGACGCCGCGAACAACGTCACGCCGAAGCCCCGCCGCATCAAAGTCTATTCGGTCAAGGACCTGTAATGGCGCAAAAGGCTGCCACACCAAAGCCGCGCAAGCCTCGTGCGGTGCGGGCCGACGCGACGCCGCCCAAGATGGGCGCGACGTCGAGCGGTCTTGGTGCGACCGGGTTTCCCGGCGGCTATGAAGGTTCGCAGCGCCAGCGTCGTCTCTTCGGATTTCGCCCGACAGAAGCAGGCATCAACAGCCTGCTCATGTCCAACGGCCCGATGCTGCGCTCGCGCGCACGCTATCTGGTCCGCAACAACCCCTATGCCAAGAAGGCGCAGCGCGTTTTTGTCTCGCATCTTGTCGGGACAGGCATCAAGCCAATTCCTCGGATCGATGATCTGAAGATCAAGACTGCCGTCGAAGATCTCTGGCACGATTGGGTTGAAGAAGCCGATGCCGACGGGCTTGTTGATTTCTACGGCCTGCAAGTCCTCGCAGCTCGAGCAATGTTCGACGCGGGGGAGTGTTTTCTTCGCTTTCGTCCGCGCCTCCCCGAAGATGGCCTTACCGTTCCGTTTCAAATCCAGCTTCTGGAATCGGAATTCTGTCCCTATGAACTGAACATGATTGCCGACAGCGGCAACACAATCCGCTCTGGCATCGAATTCGACAAGATTGGGCGACGCGTCGCCTACTGGTTCTGGAAATCGCACCCCGGCGAATGGGCACTCATCCCGGCGCAGCTCGGTTACACCCGCGTTCCCGCTGAGGAAGTGGTGCATCTCTTCGAGCCGCTGCGGCCGGGCCAAATTCGCGGTGTATCGTGGCTAGCCGCCGCTATCGTTCGTGCGTTCACCATCGACCAATACGAAGATGCCGAACTAGAGCGCAAGAAAACCGCCGCGCTGTTCGCGGGCTTCATCACCAAGGCAAGCGCCGACGACGATGGCCCGCTCGGCCAGCAGGATCAGCCGGCAGCCGGTATCGCTGACACATCGCTGAACGCACCGGACGAAGCGATAGCGGGTCTGACGCCTGGCATGCTGCAGGTTTTATTGCAGGGCGAGGACATCAAGTTCTCGAGCCCTGCCGACGTTGGCCCGAATTTCGAGCCATTCATCTTCCGCGCGCTGCTTGCGCTCTGCGCCGCGATGGACATGCCTTATTCGAGCACGACGGGCGATTACTCGAAGGCGAACTATTCGAGCGAGCGGGCGTCAAAACTCGACATGCGCGCATCTCTCGCGACGCTCCAGAACACCGTGATGATCTTCCAGATGTGCAAGAAGGTCTATCCGCGGTTTATCGCCGACGCCGTTCTGGACGGATCGTTGCCGATCAAGGTATCGGCCTTCAACGCAGCGCCGAAGCAGTACAACCGCTCGACCTGGATCCCGCCGCGGAGCGAATGGATCGATCCGCAGAAGGACGTCGCGGCGGAAAAGGAAGCGGTGCGTTCTGGCTTCAAGAGCCGCGAGGCCGTGATCCGCAGCCTTGGTGGCGAGATGTCCCAGGTCGATGCCGAACTCGCGCGTGGCAACACATCCGCCGATAAGAACGGCCTGGTGCTCGACACCGATCCGCGGCGCACGAACGAGCGTGGCTCTGGTCCGCCGCCCGATCTTACCGCGCCACCAGACACAGAAAGCCCGCAAGTCACGCGCGCCGCCGAAGAGGAAGCGGCCTAACGGCCGCCCCTCACGAAGGAGAACGCTTCCATGGCCGTCACACTCAACAAGTCCGGCGAGGCTCACCTGAAGGGTCTCATTGATGCCGGCAAATACAACACGGACAAGGGCTGGGACTTCAGCGCCGAGGACGGAAACGCGCTGCTCGGCGACAAGGGCGACGATTGGGCCCGCTATGGGAGTGCGCATCTGGGCGAGGATGACAGCGCGACGGAAGACACCAAGGCCCGCTGGAAATATCCCGCCGCGAAGGCGAAGGGTGCGAGCGAGGAAGTCCATCGTGCCGGCCTGGTGGCTGCGAAGGATCGCGCCGCGCAGAACGGGGAAAAGGATATCGAGGATGCGGCGTCTGCGCTGATCGACGCGATCGACAAGAAGGAAGGCAGGGATCCCGAAACGCCAGCAGAGAACAAGGGCGAAGGCGGAAACGAGGCAAGTGCAGTGGCCCCTACACCGAAGGGAATGGCACGCACCGACCTGCCACGCATGATGGCGCGCATCTTTGGCACACCGTTGCTGGTCGATGCCTCAAAACTCGAGATTATCCTCTCGGCGCTCGGTCCGCGTCTCGGCCTTTCGAGCGTGACAGTCGACCCGCAGAAGATGAAGGCGCTCTTTGGCGATGATGACGAAGGCGACGATCCGTTGGTGCCATATGAGGTCACGCCCGATGGCATCGCCTGTATCGGCGTGGACGGAACGCTCGTCTACAAGACAGGCTGGCTTGGCGCTCTCTCTGGCCTGACATCCTATTCCGACGTGCGCGCGGCCGTCGACAAGGCGGTTTCCGATCCCAGCGTGAAGGGCATCCTTCTTGAGATCAATTCCTACGGAGGCGAGGCCAATGGATGTTTTGATCTGTCGGACGCCATCTTTGCCGCTCGCGGAGCCAAGCCGCTTTATGCCGTTGCTGCAGACGATGCGTATAGCGGAGCTTTCGCGCTCGCTTCGGCCGCCTCGAAACTCTTTGTGAGCCGGACGAGCGGTGTCGGATCGATCGGTGTCGTCTGTTGCCACATCGACCAGACGGCCGCAGACAAGCAGGACGGGCTGAAATACACCTACGTCTATTCCGGCGACCGGAAGATCGATGGCAATCCACATGTGCCCCTGACTTCGCCAGCGATGGAGGTGATGCAGGCAGAGAGCGATCGCCTTCGCACGATCTTCGCGGACTCGGTCGCGCGCTATCGCGGAATATCTGTCGACGCTGTGGTCGCTACGCAGGCCGCGAAGTTTTTTGGCGCCAATGCAGTCGCGGCAAACCTCGCCGATGCCGTGGGTACGCCGGCCGATGCGCTGACCGCATTGCGCGGAGAGATAGCTGCGCGCGCGCAGACCACCAAGCCACCCTTCGCGGCGGCGGCCGAACCTGCGCCTGTAGCGGCTGTGGCAGAAGGAACGGCCCAGGTTATCGACCTTGCGTCCGAGCGTCTTCGCATCACGGGTGAGGCGACATCTGCGCATGCGGAGATCGTCGAACTGTGCGCGCTCGCGAGCCATCCCGAGCTCGCCGCAGGGTTCATCCGCAAAAGCACGTCCATCGCCGACGTGCGCAAAGAACTTCAAACGCTCAGAGCGCGCGCCAGCGACGCACTGGCGGTGACGGGGCACATCATGCCCGACGCTGGCGGAACCGATGCCCAGCAGGCAGCCGCCGGTTGGACCAAAGCATTCGCCGCGTTCGGCGATAAGAAACAAGGAGATGCGAAATGACCTCTTTCACAGAAACTCTGCATGCAGCAGGCTTCCTTGTTTCGGAAGCCCCTGGCACTCTCTCGCGCGAGAAGATCACCGTTGTCTCCGGGCAGGTCTTGCTCGCGGGACAAGTTCTCGGCGTGATTTCAGACTCCACCGGTGCGCCGGTCTATGCGGCCACCGGCGGCAATACCGGCAACTTCACCTGCGGCACTGTCACCGAAAGCGGTCCGCTCGTCGGCGTATTCAAGATCGAGTTTATCGCGGCGACCGTGTTCAACGTCAGTGACCCGAAGGGCGCTTTCGTCGGCGAGGGTCACACGGGCGTCGCATTCTCGGGTGGTGGCCTTGGGTTCACGATCACGGCCGGCGGTACTCCTGCGGTGGCCGGAGATAGCGCGACCATCACCGTGGCAGCAAATGCGAACGCCGGGAAATACGCGGCATTCGATCCGACCGCAACCGACGGTACGCAGAATGCTGCGGCGATCCTCTTCAACGATCGCAACACGTCCTCGACCGGAACGAATGCCGATGCGACGGCGACTGGGATCTTTCGCGATTGCGAGGTCAACAAGAGCGAACTCGTCTGGGGCGCCAATGTGACCACAGATCCGCAGAAGGCGGCGGCTCTGGTGCAGCTCGCTGCGAACCACGTCATCGCCCGCTAAGCACGGGCTTCCCTCAATCCAATAAGCGCGCCGCTTCGCGAGCCGCTTTCTCTCGGAGACTGAAAATGGCAGACATCAATATCTTCACCGGCGACGCGTTCTCTATGACCACCATGCTGATGGCCATCGAGAAGACGCCGTTCAAGCCGACCATGCTCGGCGACATGAACATCTTCGCGGATTTTCCTGTCACCACGAAAACCGTCTGGATCGAAGAGCGCGACGGAACGCTCTCTCTCATTCAGACGTCGCCGCGCGGGTCACCGCTACCACAGCGCACGACCGAAAAGCGCACGGCGCGCGCTTTTGGCACGGTCCGCGTCGCGAAGGGCGACCGCCTGAATGCTCCCGAGATCTCGAGCATCCGAGCGTTCGGAAGCGATACGGAACTGATGTCGGCGCAGGCCGAAGTGGCACGACGTCTTTCCGGGCCAGTCGGCATGCAGAGCGAGATCGAATACACTTGGGAAAATATGCGTCTGGGTGCGGTGCAGGGCATCGTTGTCGACGCCGACAGCAGCGTCATCAACAACTGGTACACCGAGTTCGGCATCTCTCAGCCAAGCGAGATCGCGTTCAATATCACCGGCATTGCGGCCGGCACGCTGCGCACATTCATCGCGACGAACATCGTCCGTCCGATGATGCGCGCCGCGAAGGGAATGTGGCTTCCATCGACGGTCGTTACCGCGCTCTGCGGCGATACGTTCTTCGATCAACTCGTCTCGCATTCCGACGTTCGCACGACCTACCTGAACTGGGTGGCCGCGGCCGAACTGCGCCCCGGGACGGCGTTCAGCGCGTTCAATTTCGGCGGCGTGAACTGGATCAACTACCGCGGCAGCGACGACAATTCGACAATCGCCGTAGCGGTGGACAAAGCGAAGTTCTTCCCGGTCGGCGCACCTGGCATGTTTCGCCGCGCTCTCGCGCCCGCCGACGAATTTTTCCCGTTCGTCAATACGCCGGGTCGTCCGCTATACCCGATCATCGCGCCGGACCCGACGGAGCGCCAGGCCTACGTGGATATCGAGCTCTATTCGTATCCGCTGTTCATCTGCACGCGTCCCGACGTGCTGCTGAGTGGCCGCGCGGGCTCGTAACAAGAGAAAGCGGCGCCCGGAACCGGCGCCGCTTGTCACCCGGAGGCGAAAATGAAGAAGCAGACCGCCGCGGAAAGCATCGCCGACCTTGAAACGCGGCTGATGAGCGCCGCGGTGCATCGCACGGCACATGTTTTGCGGCCCTATCCCAATGACTGCACGCCGGAAGCGCTGAATGAGGCGCTCGCATCGCTTCGGCAGCAAAAATTGATCCACGGCCCGATGCGCGAGCCGAATTTGACGGCGCTTGGCGTCGAAACCGTGCGCGGAACCGTCGAAGAGGCGGCCTAATTGCCATGAGCGTGTTCGATGCCGCACTCGACACGCTGTTTGGCGACCCGAGCCTGGCGATCGACGTCACCTACACCCCTGCATCGGGGAGAAGCTTCGTAGTTCGGGCAATCAGGCAGCGACCCGACATCCAAAGCGAGCTCGGTGGCGGCCCAAAACTGCAACAACAGGCGACGATCTTTGACGTTCGCGTCTCCCAGATCGCGAGCGTGACAAAAGGCGACACGTTACAGGATGATGTTGCGGCCTATCGCGTGATGAGCGGGCAGATAAAGGACGCCCGTCGCGGCATTCTCACTATCGAAGCCGCGCTGGTATGACCTTCGACATCAAATCCCAGGTCATCGGCAGCTTCAGATCGGCGATGGACAAGCGGCTCGATCACGATGCGGCCGCAATCACAGATGCCGTGAAGTCATCGACCGCGCTGGTCAAGAATAACTGGCGCGCTCAGATACGTGGAGCGGGGCTTTCGAGCCGTTTGGGCAACACGGTTCGGAGCAAGACCTATCCGGCCACAGGAAGCAGCCTTCACCCGGCCGGCGAAGTGTTTGCCTCAAAGGGCACGCCACAATTCATTCTTGCCGAACTGGAGCAGGGAGCCGTCATAAACGTAGCGCGCGGCAGGTTCCTCGCGATCCCGACGCAGAACGTCCCGCGCGGCCCGCGCGGTACTCGCCTGACGCCACACACGCTGGAAGCGATCACCGGGTATCACCTTCGCTATGCGCAGAATAAGCGCGGCACGAAGATGCTGGTGGCAGACACGGTTGCCTCGAAGAGCAAGCGCGGCGGCATTCGGCCAGCCAGCAGGACGCGGCGTGGCCGCACGGTGACAACGCTAGTGTTCTACATCCTGGTCCCACAGGTCACTATCAAGAAACGGCTGAACCTCATCTCAGAGGCCAATCGCATCGGCGGCGAACTGGCGCAGCAAATCGCGGAGCGGCTCGGTGACTAAGGTCGAAACCGTTCTGGCCCAGCTCGAAACCGATCTGGATAGTATCTTCGGGAGCGACAAGTTTTTCCGCGATCCCGAGAAGCCGCCTGTTGAATCCGAATGTGGCACGCTCATCATGCGTAACGGCGATCCAGGGCAACCGACGGTCACGCTCTCACCGGTTCACTATCAATGGGAGCACGAGGTTCCGCTTGAGTTCGCGGCCGTCGGCGAAAATCGCATAGCAACCGTCGACGCTATGCTCCTTCAACTCGATACGTTCTTGACCGGCAACCGCAGTCTCGACGGCAATGTCATCGATGCCCGCGTAATGGCAGCGCCGATCATCGATGAAGTCGATCAGGCCGAGGGCGCGCAGACGATACGCGTCGCGCAGGTTATGGTCCGTCTCGAATACGATAGCGCCAGTCCGATCGGCTGAGCGCTTCCCTCTTCAAAATCTGAACAAGGAGTTTCGCCATGGCGAGACAGACTGGCGCGCATATCACGTTCCTGACGAAGACGGAGACGACCTACGGCACGCTTCCGACAGGAAACTGGGAAGAAGTGCCAATTCTGGACTTCGATCCAGGCGTAGCGGCCGATCTTGAGAATGACCCCGCCATCGGAATGGGCCATCGCGAGATGCTTGATCCGTTCCGGAAGGCGAGAATATTCAAACCGAAACTCACGGTCCCTGTCGATCTGCGCAACATCGGCCGCTGGCTGAAACTCGCGCTCGGAAATTACGCCGTGGCAGGTTCAGGACCTTACACGCACACGTTCAAGGCAATCGCCGCATCGGCACTCCCGTCCTTCTCGCTCGAAGCGGGCTATCCGGATGCAAATTCCGGCGCTGGAAAATGGCTCGACTATACCGGATGCGTCGTCGACACGTTCGATTTCGACATCTCGCCGTCGGGGACCCCAAAACTCGTGCTCGGTCTCGTTGCGCAAAACGAAGCGGAGAACACTGCCACGCAAGGCGGAACGCCCACGATCAGGAGCTACACGCCCTTCTCGCAGATACAGGGGACCTTCGATATCGACACAGCGGGCTCGACGTCGCCTGCGACGACGATCCCAGACCTCACCGGCGCCACGCTCAAGGGATCGAACAATGTGGACGCGCCGAGCGGCGCAGCTACACAGGGCCTCATCATCGGAGCTGACGGAGGCCAGTTCATGGCGTCTGGAGACGCCCAGATTCGCCTCGACGACATGACGCTGTTCGAGCTAGCGGCTTCGGCTGGCTTTGGGGCCCTGGCGTTCGGTTATAAGATCTCGAGCACGGCGCTCGTGAGCTTTGTCGCACCGCGCATCTCATGGGCGAAGCCGTCCGTCGGCATCAAAGGGCCCGGAGGCGTCGACGTGAAATATGCGTGGCAGGCCTCGCGTGACCCTTCGGCGACCGCCTCGATCATCGTCACCCTCATCAACGACGTCCCGAGCTACTGATGATCCGTCTTTCTCTCCCGACCGAGAATTACCCGCTCAATCTCCCTGGTGGAGTGACCGTGACCGTCAGGCCGTGCACGATGACGGTGTACCAGGCCGCGCTCGGCGCCGCGCGATCGGCCCTCCTGAGTGCAGTCACGGACGCCTCGATCGGCGACGGCACGACGGTCGCGAACGATGGCTCGTTCGAAGGCGGAGACGCGAACTTTCGTCGCGCGTTCGTGCAGGCGGCGTTCGCGAAGGAGCTGGCCCACTACGGCATCGTGGACTGGAATGGCGTGAAAGACGCAGATGGCACGACAGACGCACAGGTCACGCCCGAAAATATCTCTGCTCTCGTCTCCATTCCAACGATCGGCTCGTCCTTCCTCGATCAGTACACGACGGCCAACGTCCTGATGGCCGCAGAGGGAAACGCTTAGCCGCCCTTGCGCAATGGGACTGGCGCGGGGGCGGCGAATACTGCCGGGGCTGTAAGTCTCTCGGAAAAAATTGCGGCAGCGTCTGCCCCTTCGTAGCGAACACACCCGCGAGCTTCGAAGGAATGGCGGCATATGCAATTGCAGTTCGTCCTGGTGTCATGCAGCGGGCCGGACTGAGCGGAGTTGCTGTCGGGTTCGACTGGGGCGCCGCGATTGCGCTGGCCGCTTCGGAAGGCATCCAGGCATCCGTCGCATCCTACTTCCTCGCGCGGATTGAAACCGGCGCGCTTGCCGGAATGAGAGAACGCTCGGATGGCTCAAACTAACCAGGTCGCAGTTCGGCTCTCGGTCGAAGGCAGCGAGCAGGTCAAGGCCGCGCTGCTTTCGCTTGGCGCCACCGGAGAAGCGGCGCTTAAGCGGCTGAACTTCGACACGGCGACGGGCGGCTCGAGACTCTTTGGTGCCACGCTCGAGGAAGCGGACGGGATCGCGCGTCAGTACACGTCCAGTCTCGGCCCGCTTGGCGGTATTCTGTCCACGCTGGGCGGCGGCTGGCTTGCGGCTGGCGCTGCGGCTGCAGGCTTTGGTCTCGTGCTCGAGCAGAGCGTCTCCAAGGCAGAAGCCTACGAGCAGGCCATGCGCGGCGTGGACGCGGTGCTGCAGGCGACGGGCTTTGCTTCCGGCGTCACGCGCGAACAGATCGCGTCGATGGCGGAGGGTATTTCTGAGCACACGCTCCAGACCCGCGAATCCGTCCTTGCCGCGGCCGAGGAATTGGCGACATTCGGCGTGGAGGGCCCAAAAGCGTTCCAGCGCACGCTCGACGCGGCGTCCGATCTCGCGGCGAGTCCGGTTTTCCATGGCGATCTGGCCGCCGCAGTCAAAGCGATCGCGTTGGCGTCGGAAGGAACGGTCACGCAGCTTCAGCGCGCGGGCATCGCGCTTTCCGCGCAGCAGAAGCAGCAGATCAAGGATTTCGACGAGCAGGGGGATCACGCTGGCGCGCTCAATGTTGTTCTGACCGCGCTGGAAGGTCGCATCGGCGGCGCGGGGGCAGCGCAGGATCAGGGCCTCACGGGCGCGACGCATAATCTCGGCGAAGCGTGGGACCATCTGCTCACCACGATGGGCCAGAGCGACCATGCCGGGGGCGTAGCGACAAGATTTCTGAACGGCATCACCGAATCTCTCAAAGAGATTGAGAAGGTCGGCCAGTCCGAAGGGTTTATAAACGCGCTTAGCCTGTTTGGCGGCGGTGTTCTTGGTGGCAGCAAATTCGGCGTCGTCAGTGGTGGCGGCCACGCACCAGGTGGCGCAAGTCCGCACGAAACCGATTTCAGCGGCCTCGCTCTTGCCCTGAAGCATAATCAGGCTGTCATCGACTCCACGGCTGCGCTTGGTCAGTTTGGCAAGTCGCTCGATCAGCAGGCCGCCGAACTCTCCAAGCCGAAGCTCACGCAAGCGATCGATAAGGCGATCAACGAGGCCGCAAAGGCCGCTGGAATCTCGCCCGATCAGTTGCGCAACAATCCGGCATATGCGGGCCAGCTTGCATCTATCACCGGCTCAGAGACGAATGAATACAACGCCCAGCACGCCTCAGAATTCGCCAACAAGGCGTCCGAGGCGGCGCGCAAGGCTCAAGAAGCGTTCAACAAATGGCTGAACGAGGAACAGCGCTGGGCCGCGACCCTCGTAAAGGACGTCGCCGACCAAGAGAAGCTCTTCGAGGATCTGACGCACAAGCAGGACGAAGCCTATGCGCAGATGGTCGAGGCGCAGGACGCGTTCCGGATCGACCTTCTCAAAGGGACATCCGATTACTACGGCGCAGCAGAAAAGCAGATCAACGATTGGCTCACCAACCAGAGCAAGGCCATTGATTCCGAGCGTGACAAAGAGATCGCCGCGCTGGACGCAAAGGCCGCTGGCTACGCAAAAGACAGCGTTGCGTTCGCCGAATACCAGCTCGACAAGACCACGATCGAGCAGACAGCCGACGACAAGCGCGCGGCACTGCAGGCGCAGGCGGAGCAGCGACAGCTTGACCTTCAGCGGCAGCAGGCTGGCGCACTGCAGCAGTTCATCGACGCCGAGAACGCGGACTGGAACCAAAGCCTCAAGCAGGTCGCGGCCGACGGTCTGAACCAAGTCGGCAACGACATCGAGGGCCTCATCAAGGGTACGGAATCGCTCGGCAAGGCGCTGAAGCAACTGCCACTCGACATCATGGCCGATCTCGCCAAGAAGAGCGTCGAGAAATACATCCTCGGTCCTATCGGGGACCAACTGAATTCGCTGATCGGCGGCCCATCGGGGAGCAAGCCGGACGGCACGCAGTTAAACCCGATTTACGTCGTGCCCGTTGGTGGCCTCGGAATTCCCGGCCTCAACGGCGCTGGTATCTTCGCCGATATCGCAAGTTTCTTCGGATTCGCTGCCGGCGGCGAATTCGATGTCGGCGGTAGTGGTGGCACGGATTCTCAGTTTGTCGCGTTCCGCGCAACGCCGGGCGAGCGTGTCAGCGTGAGGACGCCGGGTCAGCAGCAGCAAGTGCCGTCGGTAACGGTCGTGGTGCAGGGCCATGTCTACGGCGACGAGGCGCTTAAGAAGACGATGCTACACGCAGCACAGCAAGGTGCCTCGCTAGGCTATTCGAGCGTAAAGCGTGACCTCCCGGCGCTGATGTCCGACGCGCAGGCGAGGTTCGGATGACGGCGGAACGCTGGCCCATCGATGCGCTCTCGCCCACAGCGATTAATGTCGATTCGAACTCGCGCCCGGTCAGTGGTGGCCCGGCATTGTCGGGTGGTTCGCAATGGCAGCAATCGGACTCAGGCTGCTGGTACATCACCTATACCGGCGTGTCCGTCGGTAATGCGCAGAAGATCAAGTGCTGGCGCGCTCTTGATGGAATCCTTCAGGGCCCGGTCACGTCAATCATCGTCTCAGTGCTCGATTTGCTCCGCGCGCCTTGGCCACTTGATGGCAGCGGCAATCCGATTATGCCGATTTCGACTGTGGAGTTCGACGACGGTGCGTCGTTCGACGATGGTGCGGGATTTCTGGACGATCCAATCGAATGTGTCCTCGCCGCGCCGGTCGCGCTCGGTGACACGATGATGCAGCTTGAGATGATCGCGGGAGCCGATCCCGAAGGTGGCCATCTCTACACTCTCGGCGGAAGGTATCTTTACAAGATCGTGCGCGTTCTTTCCGTCGACAGGGGCGGCGCGCATCCGGTTTTCACATGCCAGACGCTTCCGGAAGCGCGGGCAGCGGCATTCGCTGGCGATATCGCGGACTTCAACGATCCGTCGTGTCAGGTGACGCTCATCGACGGCAACCAGATGAGCCTTAGCCTGAATGCCGGCCTCATCGGGTCGCAGACAGTCCAGTTTATCGAAGACCTGACGTGACATGGGCTATTTCCCCGAGACGATAGCGGAGGCCTTGGCGGGCCGCATGGTCTGCATGGCCCATCTCGTGCGATTTCAGTTCGCGTCGCAGACGATGCAGGTCTCGAACCTCAGTGGTCGCAGAAAGTTCGGCGGCACGTACTGGGACGGCCTTCGCGGGCTCGGCAAGATCGACGGGCTCGAGCAGGCGGTAAACGGAAACGCGCCACAGGCGATTTTCACGCTCAGCGGCGTCAGCCTCGATCTTCAAACCGAAGAGGAAGGCGACCCGTTCGACTACGTCAACCAGCCGATCAATGTTTTCATCCAGTTCTTCACGACCGACGGGAGATGGACGCCGCTCGACAACCCCTATGCGATCTGGGGCGGCACGATGCAGACGTTTCAGGAATCGACGTCCTGGGACGAAGGCAAGAAGCAGTGGGTCGATACCATCGGGATCACCGCGGAGAGTTGGTTCGCTGGCCGTGGGCGTCCGCCATACAGCTACTATAGCAACAGCGATCAGGTTCTTCGCTTCCCTGGTGATCGCGGCCTCGAGATCATGTCCGCGCTTCAGAATTACACGGTTCGCTGGCCTACGTTCTGAGGGTCCGGAACAATGGCGATTGCATTCAGGACCGAGCGGTATGCCGATGTCATCGGCGACATCAAGCCGCTGCTGGTCCGGCATTGGGAAGAGATCGCCCGCAACAAGGACACGGTCAAACTCGATCCGGACTACACTCTCTACGCCACGCTAGACGAGCGCGGCCAACTGCTGATCTGTACGGCGAGAGATGGCGACAGGCTGGTTGGATACGCGATCTATTTCACATTTTTCCAGATCCACTACCGCAAGACGCGATGGGCGGAGTCTGACATCTTCTGGATCGATCCCGAACTACGCCTGCCAACGGTTGCGCTGAGGCTATTCAAGTTCTGCGAAACCGAACTGCGCGCCCAAGGGGTGAAGGTGCTGCACACGCGCGCCAAGAACGCACACCCGGCGGCCGGCAGATTGCTTGAGCACCTCGGTCACACACCTATCGAGACCGTCTACGCGAAGGTGTTGTGATGCCTGCGAGCCTTGGCGCTGCAATTGTCTCGGCGGCCTATGCGGTGGCTGGTTCAACGGCCGCAGCGGCAGCCGCGACCTCGGCCACGGTAATTGTGGGAAGTGTCACCGTCGCAGGCGCCGTCGGCACTATCGCACTCGGCGCTCTGGAATTTGGGCTCACATCGCTGATCTCGGGCCCTGGGCAGAAGTCGGCCGCCCAGCAGTTCACAGTTCGCCAGCCGGTCCCAAGCCGCAGGCGCTATTACGGCAAGGATAAGGCCGGTGGGGTCCACGCGTTCCTCCGCAGCAACGGCAACGGATCACTCTTCGATCTCGTTCTGGTCGCTACTCACGAAGTCGAATTTCTAGAGCACTGGATTGGCGATAGGCGGGTAACGCTGGCCGGCGGTGGCGACGTGATTGCCCCGCCATCCATGACACGGGACTATTGGGGCTCTGGCGTCTTTGCAATCGACGTCCAGACGGGCCTGGACGACCAGCTCGCGAACGCGCGGCTGATATCGAATTTTCCCGTCCTTTGGACGACGGCACATCGCCTTCAGGGCATCGCAAATATCCTGCTTGTCCAGCGTAGCGTGAAGCAAACCGACTTCACAAAATACTATCCAGGAGGGGCGCAGCCATACCGCGGCGTCATCCATGGCGACCGCGTTTGGAACGGAACCGACCCGGAACAGAACATCGACGATCGGTCGACTTGGAATCTCGGCTACGACAATGCGGCGTGGGTCATCTTCGATTACCTGACGCATAAGGACGGAATGCGCTTGCCGCGCGCCGCCGTGCTGCCATCGCTCGCAAAGTGGCAGTATGCCGCCACGGTCTCCGATCAGAGCGTGCCGCTTCTCGCTGGCGGTACAGACAGGCGCTATCGCATCGACGGCGGATACGATCTGCCGACGGCACCAAAGGACGTTCTCAAGGCGTTCAGCGACAGTTGCGATGGCTGGCTTGCGATGCAGGCGGACGGCTCAATCGCGCTTGAAGTTGGCGAATGGCAAGCGCCATCGGTCACGATCACGCAGGATCACATCCGCTCGTTCAGCCTTCCGAAGGGCCTGGGACCGCTTCGGACAGCCAATGAAATACGGGCCACCTTCACCGACCCGAACAACGACTACCAGCCTGTAGAGGCCCTTCCGTGGCGCGACGAAGCGGATATCTCCGCGCGCGGAACCGTCATCGACCGACAGATCGACCTCACCTACTGCCCGTCGCACAACCAGGCGCGCAGGATGATGAAGATTGCGGCGTCGCGGGCCAACCCCGAGCGCGCCGGCACGATCACGACAGACCTGTTCGGCCTCAATGCTCTTGGCGAGCGCCGCATTCACGTCACGATCAAACGCAGGGGGCGCCCGACGATCGATCTCGACATGGACGTGACGTCGTTCAAGATCGATATGGCAACGCAATCCTGCATCATTGGCGTCTCTGCCGCGGACTCAGCCGTCTACGAGTTCGACGCCGCGACAGAGGAAGGTGTGATCCCGGCGCCAAACCCGGGCAGCACGGGCGGCGACATCGAAGTTCCGACCGGCGTCATGGTGACGTCGACGGATGGCACGCTGACAGCATCGTGCGATGTGCCGACAGACCGCCAGGATCTTCAGTTCCACGCCGAATACACGATCCACAGTGGCTCTGTCTGGACCATAATCCCCGTCGCAATTGGGGCTTACACCGGTACGTCAGGCTCGCTGCCGAAGAACTCCTACGACGTGCGGGTTTGGTTCACGACGCAGGATGGCGCGGCCAGCGAATATGTCGAGGTTGATGGCGTCGATGTCGGCGGCGTTGCTGCACCCAGTTCTCCAACCGGGATTACGGCGATCAATGCGAGCGGCACTGTAACCGTCGATTTCTTCGCGCCGAACGATCCGAACGTGAGCGATTGCAGGGTCTATCGCGGCAGCGGCGCGTTCGGGTCGGCAGTCGATATCTCGGGGCCGATCTACTGCGCACCGAACCAGAAGCTCGAGAAGACGGACACGCCCGGTGCGGGCACCTGGAATTACTGGGCCACGGCCGAGAGCGTGAGCGGAAACGCTTCTGCGCCTGACGGGCCGGCTGTTGTAACGGTTTAGGGCTTGATCGATGGGCAATATCGCCACCGCATTCCACGCCGCGTTCCGCCAGTACAACACGGACGGCGTGTCCGGGTCTGGGCGCCATCCGATTGGGAAGGCGGATTGTCAGGCCCTTGGTGCGACGATCGAAGCAAACACAGACGACTCGATCGTGGCGCAGACCGTCGCGGACGGCACGACAGACGACACAGCGGCGATCCAGTCCTGCATCGATGCGAACAAGGGCAAGCGCATCATTATCCCTGCAAACTCGACGTTTGCTGGCGTTCTCCTGAGCGGCTCGACCTATAACAGCACCACGGTCGTCTGCAACGGCGAAGTCAACTTCCTGCCGGGCGGATCGTCTCCGAACTTCGGCGGGGCTTACGTCGCCATCATCGTCCAGTCCTGCAGCAATGTGACGGTCCACCTCGACATGAACGGCAACCGTTCGCTGATGGCAGCGAACGAGCATATTTTCTGCGTCGGTATCGCCGGCGCGACGAATTACAAGGTCATCGGCAAGTGCCGCGAAATCCGTGGCGATGGCGTCTATGTGAGTCAGGCGAACTGGAGCAGCAATTCAGCGCAGAGCGTCGGGGGCTATATCGAAATCAAGGGCTACAACTCCGCTGCCGATGGCCGCAACCTTGTTAGCCTGATCTCGTGTCAGGGCATACAGGTCAGGCTCTGGTCTTGGGACATCGGCGGCACGGTCAACTCCGTGAATGAGCCCGGCGGCATCGATATCGAACCGAATGCGACATACCAGTCGGTTCACGACTTCGACATTGATGCATTTGTCTATTGCAGCGGTGTTGTGCAGGGTCCAGTTGCGCTGGTTGGTATCGAGGTCACAGGCGGCCAGCGGGACTACAACGTCTACGATGGCAATATGCGCGCAACCATCAGAACGACAAGCGCAGCGGCGAACAGTGGCATACTGCAGCGCGTCCGCCGCGTGAATTTCGATTTTGACATTGCAGGGTCTGGCTCGCTCGCGCCTGGTCCAGAAATCGACGCTTCCGATTCGTGCAGGGGTATCATCGTCGGCCGCAACATGGCGACTATCGTCATTGGCTTTGCCGATACCGTGAACGATATGGACCTCAAGCTCGACCTTGAGGCTTACAATGGAGGCAGCTCGGGCGGTCTGACGCTTATAGACCACAATCGTTGTCGCGTTCACGGATCACTCAGTCAGCCTGCTGCGGCGTGTGTGGCCGTCCAGTTTAACGACAACAGCCGCGGCCTAACGCCGACCGGGAACGTCTATGAGCTTCAGATTTCCGACAGCACCGGCAACCTGACGAAGGCGTACCAGCAGCGCAGCGGTCATTCGGTCACGTTCTCCAATTGCGCAGTCCTGAACGGTTCCGTGATCGCGAGCGGACTTTCCGTCGCCAACATGTTCGACGGCACATTCACGGGCCTGAGCCGCATCAACGTGTTCGGCCTGAACCAGGCGGCATCGATCCCGACGACTGGCTCGTGGACAAAGGGAGATTTGGTCACGAACACAAACCCCGTGCTTTCCGGCGGCAAGACCACGTTGGGCTGGATCAGGCTCGACACCGGAACGGGGGATGTTCTCAACACCGATTGGGCGCCGCTCGTCGTCCCGAACTCATAATTTTTCCGAACAGACAAGGGCACCATTGCGATGACCGTTGCGGTTCCTGCAATCGTGAAAGTGCCGCCGATCTATACGGACGCGGATTTTTCGTTTGACTTCGTGTTCTTCGATTTCGACCTGAACACGCCACATAATTTCGCGGCGGGAGACGTCGCATCGCTTGTTCTGGTCTGTCGCGATCAGAGTATTAGCAAGGTCGAATACCTTTCTTCAGACCCAGCCAGCCCGCTCTCGTTCTCGGCACTGAATGCCATTAGCCTGCAGATACCGAAGGTCGATACGCAGTCCATCTTCCCGACAAATTATGCTTTCGAGCTTCGCCGTCTCGGGATCGATGGTTCGATAGAAGTTCTCGCAATAGGAGCGTGGCCCGTGCAGGTTGGGCTATCGCTCGACAGTACGATGCAAAGTCCTGCGACATGGGCGCGCAATTGCGGAATTTCGAGCGGCGCGAACGTCATATTCACGGATGCCCAGGCGCAGATCGTCTATACCGGTTTCTCGCTTTCTCCTGTGACTGCTGTGTTTCCGGACATGTTTTATGTCGCATCTGACGGGTCCGATGACACCCCGTCATTCGTTGCTGCCGTAGCATATGCGGCCACGAACGGCATTGGCATCGTCAGTCTGAAACGGCGCGACTACAACATCGCTACCGCAAATCAGATAGCGCTCTCCAACATCAAGATCGTTGGCACTGGAATTTATCCCGGAGGTCCGAACGCCGCGACGGATCTTGGATCGCGTATCCTGATCACAAATCAGGCCGCGTCTCCGTTTGCTCCTGGATCGGATTGCACGTTCGATGGGGTCACCTTCTATTGGCCGAACCAGACCAGTGCCGGTCCGGTTATCGCTTATCCCGCGCTCTTCATGAATGACAACGCGATCCGTTTCGTTCTTGAGAACTGCACGGTCTTCAACGCCTACCGGATCATCCAGATCAACGATGGCGGCTCGCCGCAGAGCGGCGGCTGGCGCATCGAGAATTGTAACCTCTGGGCAATCGACGCGGGCATCTATCTGCTCAAGGGCACGGCGACCGTCTGCTTCATCAAGGGCATTTGGTTCTCTCCAGCCGTCGCCGCGTCGATCAACAACGTCACGCCGTTTGCGCTCACGCTTCAAGCATCAGTAAGCGGCGCGTTCCTTCGCTATGACATAGCTGGGTCGAGCAGGCCGAAGATTGCCGGATTAGAAATCAGTGATGTCGTTTGCTTCGGCAGCCGCTACGGCATTCATGCTGTTTCCGGCTCAATTGGCGTATCGCGCGTCAATATGGAAGTTGACGGCACTGGATCATTCATCACAGTCGAGAGTCTCGCGGACGTAGATGGTGTGACGTTTGATAGCCCGATCTGCTATTGCTACCAGTATGACCCGACGGGATCAGGTCCGTATGGCGCGACAGGAAAGGCGCACGCATTCGAGGTGTTTACAGGAAACACCATCTCATCGAACCTCATCAACATCAACAATCCAAAGATTTTCTACTCGCAGGGCGATGGCATTCACATTGAAGGCGTCGTGACAAATTTGAATGTTAGTGGCGGCATTATAAAGAGCTGGGGTCACACTCAAGACAACACAGTCACAGAAGCCCGCGCCATCTACCTCAATAATGCGAATGTCGATGGTATTGTTGATGGCGTTACATTTCTTGGTGATACCGGCATTGACGCGGGCATTGTAGTGGATAGTTGTTCAGCTTTATCTGTGGTGGCAAATCACTTTGATGGCTGTCACAAGAAGAACGTGTGGACGCGGAGTTCTGCGGCAAATGTCCGTGTACGTTCCAATCGCTCCACCAACACCGCCGGCGCAGTTCTGCAAAACGATACTGGTGTTGCATCAACTCTGATCGCTGTTGGCAACGACTGGGATAAGGACGTTGCACCAAGCTGCTTTCCGCAGTTTGCAGCGAAACCGACTGCTGGTCAGGTCTTCGGCGCCGGGATCAGTACAATCGCTTTCACAAGCACGACGTTTGACGGCACGGGCTCCTTCAATCAATCCACGGGGGTTTATATCGCGCCAATCCGCGGGAGTTACCGCATCCGAATGACGCTTGGGTTTGTGTCTGGAACCGCTGGCGATGAATGGGTTCTGATTCTGACGACAAGCGATGGTCAGGTATTCAAAACCGAGACTTTCGTTCCGCCCAGCGGCGGTCCTGGCCAGCTTGTGATTGATACGCTGGTTAAGCTCGCCCCTACAGTTACGATCGTTTGCACCATCCAGCGTGGCTCTGGCAGCGGCTCACTGACACTACAGAACACCCAATATCTGCAGTTCGAGGGGGCAGTGGTGAATTCTTGACGGCTCTTCGCCATTACAGCGGCGTTTAGCACTCTCCCTGGTCGACAAGCCTTCAAACATCTAAGGAGCCATCATGCTCACTCTTCTGAAGCGCGGTCTTGCCGCGCTGCTGTTCCTTTGTGTTCCTGCCGTAGCACTTGCCGCGACGATCACGGCTGCGGATGTTGGCACCACAACGTCAACGGGGCAGGGTAGCGTCGTCATTGTAAGCGGAACGCCAACTGCTGGCTCTTTCGTGCAGCAGAGTACGGGCGGTTCCGTTGCGGCGATGTCCGTTGTGGTGGCGGGAACGTTCAGCGGGACGCTCAATTTCGAGGCGAGCGCGGACGGTGCCACCACATTCGCGCCCGTCTCATGCGCGCTTGTCGGATCCACAACGCCAGCAAGTGCCGCGACGGGAGATGGTACATTCAATTGCCCGGTCGGCCAGGCTTCAACGTTGCGAGTTCGTGCATCCGCACTCTCGTCCGGAACGCCGAGTGTCGGCATCAGCATCTATTATCACGATGTTGGAACATTCGGTTCTGGCACTACGACAACAATCCCGGATGGCAACGACGCCACGCTCGGCGCGAAAGCGGACGCGAAGTCCGCAGCGACCGACGCGACACCGATCAGCATCGTCTCAATCTTGAAGCAGATCAGCGCCAGCGTGCAGGCGCCACCGTCTCAGGCCGTGACAAACGCGGGCACCTTCCCGGTGCAGAACAACGCAACTGCGGCAACGGCCTATGAAGGCAACGTGACTAGCACGAAAGTCGCCGCTAATGCCTCCCCCACAAAGCTGCGCACCTACATTATTGGGAACTCCAACTCATCGTTCTGCTACCTGCAATTCTTCAATCTGGCATCAGCGAACGTCACGGTCGGCTCGACGGCGCCGTTGTTCTTTGTGCCGGTTCCTGCATTGGGCGGCGCGAATTTGAAAGTGGATTTCAATTTCAGCGTTGCCATGACAATCGCAGCGACGACCACGCCGACTGGTTCAACCAATTGCACAAGCGGTTTGGACACAAGCCTCTTGCAGGACTAGGCTGATGATGCTGAAGCGCACCCTTCTCGCATTTGCCTTTGCGCTTGCGCCGCTATCAGCGCAAGCCGCGCAGGTATTTTTCACCGACACGGCCGCGACAACGTGCGCGATCCCCGTCGATATGGGGCCTGTCAATCTGCTTGAGGGGCTGGGCGCTGGCGGTGCTGGTTCATCTGGCGTCAATGCCACTTCGGGCGGCGCGGGCGGCGGCGGCGGCGTCTTCGGGCAAAGTTCTAGGAACAATCCGACTGGTCGCATCGCGGCATACCCTGGCACATCAGTCCCATGCAAGATTTCTTCGAGCGCGCAGCAAGTTGCCACAACACTCACGGATGCGGATGGCACGCTCGTCATCTCGCTCGACTTCGGACGAAACGCTTCTGGGACCACGCAGGGCGCTGCTGGAACGACTGGCGCATCAACCGGATCAAATCTCAAAGCCGGGTTCGCTGGGGCTAACGGCTCGGCTGCTTCACTGCGAGGCGGTGCAGGCGGAGGCGGCTCAGGTGGCTCGGTGTCTGGCGGAAGCGGCGGCGGCGGCGCTACGGCTTCCGCAGGCGGCGGAGGCGGCGGTGGCGCCAGAGGCGCGTCCTCCACCGCCGGAAGCACGGGATCAGCCTCGGCAGGCGGTAACGGCGGCCAAGGTCCTGCCGGAACAGGACAGGGGACCGGCGGTTCCAATGGCGTCGTTCCAACGAACGGAACCGCAGGCGGCGGCGGTGGTGGTGGAGCACCATTTGTCGGTGATGCGGTTGGCGGCAACGGCGGGTGTGACACCCATTGGGATTCGACGCACGGCGTTTGCGGCGGCGGCGGCGGCGGCGGCGGTAATGCAACTGCGGTAGGTAATGGCGGCAACGCTGGAACGTATGGCAGCGGTGGCGCCGGGGGCGGCGACAATGCAACGGGGCACGGCACGGGCGGCACAGGCGGCCAAGGAATTCTCGCTCTTACGTACACTCCGACAGGGCGCTCTGGAATGATGATGGGCATGGGAATGTAATCATCTCAATAGCGGGAGACCCTCAGACTGCAAAGGCCGCCAACGCCTCGCTATTCACGCGGGTGCGCGGGCCTGGCGACATCGGGTTGGCGCGCGATCTCGTGAAGCGCGGACCATTCAGCAAGCCCGATGCGGGCTTCATTGATGGCCTGGTGATCAGAGAGCCGGAAATTTAATCGACCAATGAGCGTGATGATGGCGGCAACCTTTTTGCCTTCGTCCATCTGCGGTTTTGTCGTGCCGGGTCCTGCGGCCGCTGCACCCCTCTTATCTGCCATTGTGTGTTCTGCCCTGTGAACGCGCGGGCACGCTACGACGCGAATTGCGATAAAGTCAATACTATTGACTAATGAGGTATGCGGTAGTGATGGACGCCCGCTCGGAAGCCTTCCTCACGCATGTCCACCCCGATCTAGCGAAGGTGATGCGCGCCGCTGCGCAGGAACCGCAGCCGTTTCTAATCGTCTATGGCATCCGCACGATCGAGGCCGAGCGCCAGGCCGTGGCGACTGGCCATTCGACCACGATGCATTCGCGCCATCTGCCGAACAATGATGGCGTGTCGTGCGCGGTCGATGTGGCGGCGCTTATCGACGGCAAGGTGAGTTTCGCGCGGGGGCGTGAGGCCGAGGTGTTCGGGAAGATTGCGGCTCAGGTGAAAGCCGCCGCGTCGCGATGCCTGATCTCGCTCGAATGGGGAGGTGACTGGACCAGCTTCAAAGACTGGGGCCATTTTCAACTACCTTGGAAGCAATACCCGTGAAGGACTGGCCCAATGATCGCTGGGTCACCGTCACGCTGTCAGCGTGCATGCTGATCATCACAGTCTCGCTCTGCGTCGGACTTTATTTTGACAAGCCCGACAACACGAAGATCTATCCCCTGCTCGGCGCCTTCCTGAACCTCGCGCTCGTGGGCTACCTGGGCCTTATCAAGAAAAAGGACGACGAGCCGGCCGCCAAGCTCCTCGAGGAGCGCCTGAAAGAGCTCGAAGCAAGGCTTTCGCGATGAAAGATCGCACGCCACATCTCTGAGCCGCCCCGGCGGCGCATCCCGCGCTGACGGTGCCCATCTTCCCTCACCTGAAAGCTGGGGCGGCTCAGCCATGTTGCGCATCCCGCGCGGCAGTCAACCCGGAGAATGAATATGTCCAATCCCGCAACGCCGAACACCGGCATTTTCAGCGAGCTCGAAGGCTTCTTCGAAAACGCCTGGACGACGGTCAAAACGGATGCCGTCGAACTCTTCACCCAGACCGAAACCCTCGTCGTGGCCGATCTCAAGGCGCTCTGGGCCTTCGCCGCGCCGCTGGCTATCAATGCCGTCATCGCCGAGGCTAAAAATATCGCTTCCGGTCAGGAGAAGTTCGGCAACGCCGTGGCGTCTGTCGTGCAGGACGTTGAAGCCGCGGGCAAGCCGATCCTTGTCGCCGACGGTCAGGCGCTCGTGCAGAACGCCTACAACTACATCCAGAGCAAGCTTCCGGTCGGATGATCCGTGCAAGGCATGGCGGTCGTGGGCTCGCGCTCGCGGCCGTCGCCTGCGCACTGAGCGCATGCGCGACAAAGCCCGTTCCAGCCCCAATCACATTCGAGATCACGGACTGGACCTCGTTCCGAGCCGATCTCGCGATGTGCAGGGTCTACGCGCAGCAGGCACGGCAGTCTCTCAGCCTGTCGAGTGTCGGGACCGCTGGAGCGAAAGCAGGGCTGGCAACGGCTCCTACGGCCGCCGTGAACCCACTGGCCCCGGTGATCGGCGTGGTTGCTGGTGCGAGCGGTGAAGCGCTGAACGAGCTGAACCTGCTCGGGCAGGACGAGCGGCGTCTCCTTGCGAACTGTATGCGGCGCAAAGGCGACAAAAGCGGGGCGTATTTCGTGCTCGATCCGGCGAGTGCGCCTTGAGCACGCTTTTCTGGATCAGCGTGATCCTCGCTGCGGAAGTGATCGTCGCCGAAGCGATCTTCCGCGCCATCCACTACCTCAACAACCATCACTGAGGCCATCAATGACATTCCTCCACAAACTCCTGCAGATGGGCTTTATCCGCACCATCTTGCTCAAGTTGCTCCACCACGGTCTCACCACGGCTGGTGGCGCGCTGGCCGCATGGCTCGCGTCCAAGAACGCCGATCCGACGCAATCGGGAGCGCTGATCGAATACCTCGTTGCCGCGGGCATGACGGCCGGCGGCCTCGCACTTTCGGCCATGGATGCGAACACGGTCGATAACCGGATCAAGGCAACTGCCGCGGTCGGAACCCCCGTCACGGCCGCCCAAGCCAAAGTGCTGATCGATTCTGGCGTTGTGGCACAGCACGACGCGGATCAGGCCCAGGCCGATAAGGTGAAGGGCGCGATAGCGGTCGCCGATGAGGCTGCACCGAAGGACAAAGCCGCCCTACTGGCCGATCTTCTTGGAGGTGGAAAATGATCGCGCGTGCCGCGCTTGCGAGCCTCGGCTTCCTCGCGCTGGCGGCCTGCCAGAGCGCCCCAGACCGGCTCCCGCCGCCGCCAGAGCCGCCCAAGCCCGCCATCAGGACCTTGGTGAAGCAGGTCTGCGTCCCGTGGCGGGAATGGAGCAGCCACGACATGAAGGCTCTTGGCGCGGCCATCGCACCGCCATCGACACCCGCGATCATCGTGCGCGCGGTCATCGATTGGCGCCGGTACTATGGCGATGCGAAAGCGTGCACGGCTGCTCAATCGAAGGTGCCATGATGCAGATACAGTTCGACACGAAGACCATCATCACCGCTACGGCCGTGGTCGGTGCGCTCATTGCTCTTGGCGGCTACGGCACGCAAGGCATCAAAGCAGCCGTTACCTACGTTGGCGGGAAAGAGACGCCCTATGCGAGCGAGAAAGAGGAAATGCAGGTTGCGGCGGACGTGAAGTCCGTCAAACAATCTCAGCCCGCGATCCTGTGGCAGCTTCTCCAAGACGACGCGGACAATTGCGACAACAGGACCACCGTACAAAATCTCGAGGCGCGCGCAACGCACAACCAAGCGCTCCAGAAGGAAGCCGACAAGAACGACAAGCGCTGCGACAAGCTCCACGATCAGGCCGATGGCGCGCGTCGTGCCCTTTTCCCACACTAGCGCGAGATGCGATGAAGAAGTCGCATCTCAACTTGCCCCCGTTTGTGAAGTTGGGCCGTTTCCTCTGGAAAGGAGAACGGCAATGGTAACGCTCGAAGCCGCCACCAAGCGGAGTACCGACATCTTCACCCGCGCTGTCACATGGGGGAAAACGACGTTGAGAGCATCCAAAGCAGCGGACAAATCAACTGGAGCAACATCATAACGATGGTTGCATTGGCCGCGCTGATCTACATCGGCAATCTGATCCGCCTCGATCACGAGCAGGTCCTGACGCAGCCGATCCAGACGCAGTCCCAGCTCGCGCTGATCCAGGCGACCGTCAGCAGCATCAATACGCAGATCGCGACGATCACCGCCGAGCTTCCGAGCCTTATCGAACGGCAGAACGAACTTGAGGCTCGCGTCGATTGCCTTCAGGCCGTTGCCTCGACCGAGTTCTGCCAGAAGCGCAGAGGAAAATGAGCGAGCCTCACAATACGGCTATGGACGACACGAGCCAGAGGTCTGGCGACGGTAGTCCGAATATCCGTATTGAACTGACCAAAGAATCTCCGTGGAAACAGCCAGCGGTCTATATCGCTATCTTGGCATGCCTTGTCGCCTACTGGGCAGACCGTGAGGCGCGCCTTGGCGAGTACTACGCGAGGTCGAAGCGGTCGTAGCCCGTAACGCGCGCACCGGCCTTGGTCAGCAGCACGCAGAAGACGCCCTCTTGCGACCCGATGTCCAGAACCTTCATGCCCTTGAAGTCGATGCGATCGAGCAACGTCCTCGTCGGCGGAAGGTTTCCAAGGGGCGGCCCCTTGGTGAACGCACCCGGCTTCAGCTCTACGCTGTAGTACCAAGGAAGCGCTTCGATATCGGCCTTTGTCGCGGTTTCTAGGTTCAAGGTCACACACAATCTCCGGGTAGAAAACGAAAGCAGCGCCAACCTATCGCGCCCCGGTTGTCGCGGCAATGCCATCGATCGCCGCCATGCTATCGGCCAACGCGTCTTTCTCCGCGAACTTCGTCATCGTCTCGTAGGTCTTGAGCGAGTGGCCATCGATCGAGAAGAACCGGCCATCCTTCCGCCAGCATAGCGCTGTGAAAGCCCCGCTACGCTGTTTGCTCGAGACGATGAAGCCCTTGTATTCGAAGGTGGCCATGGTCAAGACACGCCGAACGATGATGGCTCCATACCGCGGGCAGATTTCGCGCTGACGGTCACGCGGATCTTGCTTCCGCATTCCGCGCAGACGATATGCTCCGCGACTTCCTGCACTCGTGCATCTGGGCCGAACTTCGCGATCAGCGCCGCATTGTCAGCGATCACCAGGCGGGCGGCGTGGCCATTGCTGCACAGGCCAGCGAGCTCGAGACCGCCCTTGTCAAAGCTGGCGAGGGTTTGGGGGTTGTAGAGCGGCGGTTTCGGCATGGAAGCATCACTCAGGACGCTCTTCTGGAACGGCAAAGGGCGGCTTCGGAAGATCGCGCAAGAAATATTCTGTAAAAACGCTGCTCACCGGCACGAATTCCGCCACTTCCTCGGATAGGACGTTGGACAGCTTAAGCGGCCACGCGCGATGAATTTCAGACGCCTGTTCCCACGAACATTCGATCCGGGTGCCATCGCTTGGCGATTTGTGAGATAGTATCGGGCCAAAGTGCGAAGCTGAGACTTCGACGATGATCTGAGTTCTCCGCCACCGCGCCGCGAAGTTGGAACAGTCGCGCATCAGCTTCTCAATGCTCAACGGCTTTTCAATTGTGGCGCCGGCCGTTGTGGACGTTCCGCCCAAGGCCGCGAAGAGAAGTTCGTCGGTTCGCCGTATCAGTGTCTCGCGCACTGCAGCCATGATCCGTGGGTCAATGTCATCGTCTGTCATCATCATCCACCACAGCAGCCAGCATGATCGTCTCGCTCAAAGCCTTTCCCTCGCGCTCGAATCTGAGGCGCGCATTCTCTTCGCCAATGATCTCGCACGCCTGCTCGAATGTAATAGGACGGCGGGGAGTGGCGTATGTGCGGGGAGCGGTGGTCATGAGCGGATGAACTGCTTGAGTGCTTCAAGTCCAACATCAGTGAGAAAGACTTCGTCCGCGCGAACGTCAACAAGCGGCGGCTCCATCATTCCCAGATCGATGATGACTTTACGGCCCTGTTCACCGAGTTCGCGCAAATCGTCCATCCGTCGATGATGGACTCGCTCAAGGACGATGGCCTGCATGTCGGATAGCTTCGATTCTCCCGTGCCGTCCCGGAGCGTAATTCTGATGGCCATACTCTCGCCCTCCATCTCATCAAACCGTGTGTGCGGTCAGGCGGCTTTGCCCGTTTCGAGCTCTGCCTTGAGTCGCGCTAATTGAGCGCGCTTCGCGATATATCCTTGAGACGAGCACGTTCGCGCTCGATCTTCACGCGCTCAATTACTTCATCATCCGTCTCGGCTTCTATGTAGCTAACCTCGACATGGGGGTACGTCTCGCCGTATTCGCTCGATGTATCGAAGCTACACCGCGCATCCTTGCGCGATGACGCCGGTATTTTCACGAGCAACCCTTCAGCCCACTTGACCAGCCCGGTCAGTGTGTCAGGAACGCCAGCGCTATAGGGTTGACCGTCAACCAGGTAGCGCCTGACCTTCTTGCGGCACTTATCGAGTTCGCGCTTCGACAGCCCGGGATCAGGCAACTTCTTGTAGCGCAACGTGACGGGCTTCTTTCCGACCGTGATATGACACCAGTTACCGTCGCCGCCCTCCTGTATCACCTCTCCGTCTTTCATGGTCTCGATGAACAGGCCGCGCGGCGTTTCCACCATGAACGTATCGCGCTTGTGTTTTGCCTTCGGGTCAATCACGAGCGACAAGTCGCCAGTCTTCTTATCGACGCCATACTTGAAGCCGCCGAGACCAACCAACGGGAAAGCCCATCCGTCGCCTGTTGCCATGATATCCATTCGATCCTCCATCCTTCATCATCAAACCGTGGAACGTGCTGGGCACGCAAGGCGCTGCCTGCGCAAGAACAGTGCCGTTCAGGACTGCACGGATTCTGCACGCCCGAGACGTGCACTTTCTTGGTCTGTTCCGCCTGAGAACGCCGAAATGTTCTCTTTCGACAATCGAGAAACGCCCGATTTCATTGGGTTGCTGGTAGCAGCGGAGGGATTTGAACCCCCGACCAAGGAGTCGCGATATACCATTTCCTACCGCGCTTTCAATCGCTTGCGGACGGCCCTGACAGAAATGCACGGATTCTGCACGCCTGGAAGCCGGTCCACGGCCGCTGCGGCCTCGCCCGGAACGACATGGGCGTAGCGCTCCACAGACTTGATGCTCTCCCAGCCGCCGGCCTCTTTTAGTCCGACCAGGTCCATCCCCGCGTAGAGCCTGAGCCATGTCGCGAAGGTGTGGCGGCCCTGCTGGTGGGTTGGCAGGTAGTCGACACCGGCGCGCCGGCACGCCACGCGCAGCGGGTAATAGACGCCGGTCTTGTAGCGGTAGTCGAACAGCGGGCCGTGGCGATCGCACGCGGGCACCGCGGCGAGCTCGACCAGGAGCGGATCTGGAACGTGCAGGGTCCGCATCTTGGTTTTGGTGCGCCACAGGATGACGATGCGATCGGACAAGCGCACGTCGCGGTCCCAGTCAAGCCGCAGGGCCTCAGAGAGCCTGGCACCGGTGTAGGCCATGAACAGCACCAGCCGGCGCTCCCGGGGCTTCAGGTGCGGCAGGAGCTTGGTCAGGCGCTCGGGCGTTGACCACACCGTCACGGGCGACTTTACCTTGGGGTGGCTTATCATGGGGCGGGCGATCCAGCCCTTGCGCGCGGCGTGGTTCAGCACCGAGCACATCGGCACATAGACGCAGCGTTTGCGCGTGGCCGGCTTGGCGTTGGGGTAGAGCGCCAGCGCGGCATCATCGATCTCGGCCTGCCCGATGCCACCCAGGGCCCTGCGCATGAAGCGGCCGATCAGCAGCGACCACTCGCCAGTCTCGGGGTCCTCGCGCCCCAGGAACCGGCTCTCGCCGCCTTCTGCGATGTAGGATACCGCAGCTTCTAGGAACGTGAGGCTCGCGCCTGAGCCAAAGACAGAACGGTCGAGGAGCTGGCTTTCCCGCTTGATGCGGATGGCTTCTGCCGCTGCCCTGTCGTCAGTGCCCGTAGTCTCGAAAGCAGCTTGGCCTCTGACAGAGCCGCGGATGTACCATTGCGGCGAGCCTTTGCGGCGGACGAGCTTGAGCGGCATTTCATCGCCTCGTAGATGCGGGCAAGATCGGGTTCGGAGATTATGTAGTCGCGGCCGGGCTTGGCAAACAGCGGCGGTTCTGCGGGATTATCGCGCAGCCATTTCGCAAGCGTCTTGGCGCCCATGCCGAGACGGTCGGCGGCGTCATCGAGCGAAAGATGCGCCCGCGCCGTCATCCCGGCGCCTCATTGGGTGCGGGGCGTTCGCGTGGAACTTGCTTGGCTTTAGCGCTCGCCGCTACCGTTGCGCCATAGAACGCGGCCATCCACAAAATTCTGCTCGGCGGCGACCATCCTAATGAGACCGCAACAAAGCCGCATAGCGCCGCAACCTGCACGGCGCGATAGCTGATGTAGTCGAACAAGTCCCAGCCGCTCATCTCCCGCTCTCCGTCATGTCAGGGGGTGAGTTGGCGAGGCGCTCGAATTCGATGCGGGTGACTAGGCTCGCTGGCCGGCAGCCTTTGTGTGAGTTGCAGAAGAAGCGCACGAACTCGTGTGGGTCCATTCCCGGAAACCCCTCGTGGTGGCATTCTTCTCGCCCGTAGCGAACATCCATCTGCATCCGAAACAGCTTTTCGCGGCGGGCGGTCACGACGCGGATTAGCCCGAGCCGCCTCACAGTCTCGCCCTTTTTCAGGCCTTGGGACTTCTCGACCGCGTAAAGAACGTCGCCCGGCCGCAAGTTCTCCCAGCCCATCCGTCGCGTGACCGTCTTCGATCCGTCCAGGAATTGCTTTGTCGTCAGGGCGAAGGAGATGTTGCGGGTCATGCTGCATCGCTCCGTTTGAAGCAAGCGAGCATCGCTTCGGCGAGGGACAGCGTCGCGGCGCCGATATCGAGCATCTCGCTTAGGGAACACGCCTCGTTGCCGGAAGCACCAGTGATTGTGAATAAACCATCCTTCAGCGCGCGGATCAGGAGCCATGCAGCATCAGGCAGGAAGAGTGTGTAAGCATTCCATGACCAATTTCCGACCCAATCCGCTTGCTCGTGCGTGACGAAGGTCCGGCGGAAAATGCGGATCGTGTCTCCCTGCGATGCCACCGCGAAGCGCGGGGCATTCCCGGACAGTTCTAGGGAGAGTGTTTGCCCAGCGCGCTGGAACTCAAGTGCCTCAGCGCGGCCACGGAATGCGCCGTTGTCGGCATCATTGCAGCAGACATGCACACGTACAAAGCGGCAAGCGTAATTCGGTTTGCGTTGGCGCCGCTTCCCGCTCATCCCGGAAACCCGTTATGCTCTACTCCGTCGAGAAGGCGGCCGGCGCGCTTCTTGCCGACACGGGTCATGCGGTCCACATCTTCGGGCAGATGATCCGGCGCAGGCTGCTGATCCCCAACGCGGCCGTGCTCGCCCCATTGCTTGAAGAAGTACGGCACGCCCGCCTCTACGCACTGATCCCTGAGAGACCTTGCCCAATCAGGATGCATGGGTCGTGCGTTCGGTCCGGACTCTCCGCCGACAATCGCCCAATCGATATTAGGGCCAGTCGAAGACGAAAGCGCGTTGATGTACCCGCTGTCAGTCGGGGCGACATGGCGAAGATCAAGCGGCCCAAGCATCGGCTCACATGACAGGAACCGGATCGCAGCTGGTGTTGCGAGAAGATGTGGGATGCGCTCGTCTGCTGTGGCCTGATCTTCGCAGCTCGTGCCTAACCAGACGTTGGGGAGCGGCAAGGAGAACGCATCTGGCCACACAGCGCGGCTTTCGATCATGCTGATGAGAGATCGCGAGACGCCATATTTGTCAGCGATAGCCTGCTGCGTCATTCCGCCAGCTTTCCGCAGGGATCGAATTTCAGCGGCTTGCTCACGGGTTATTTTTGCAGGTCCGCCATTGGCGCCATGACGAACCTTCTCTCGCTGATTTTCAGTACGTGAACCCCAGCGTAGATTTGCAAGGCGATTGTCCTGCTCGTTGCCGTTCCGATGGCAAGCCTCAAGACCCTCAGGCGCAGCCCCCCTATGTGCGAGCAAAACCAGAGTGTGGACAAAGAACGTTGTCGGCTCATTTTCGAGCCATAATGTGACACTGGCCCGGCTAGAGATCGGGTTCGGAATTTGCTGCAGGATTAAGCCGTCCCGCCTGACGCGACCATGTGTCGACGCCTCGTAGGGCCAATCTGGAACGGAGGCCCATATTTTTTTCTCACAGTGCTCGCAATCAACGCTGATACTGTCCATCGCCTTGGCAATGCGTTGGGTGACATCCGCACAAGAAAAGTACGCCCGCATCCGCTCCGGCCGCTTGGTAAGGCACTGGAACGTATGCTGTGGACAAAGCGCCATGACGGCGAACATCCGGTCTATCCATTCGTCTTTGACGAAGTCGGCGAAGAGATCGGTCATCGAGCAGACGAAAATCTTACGCGGCTTGCGCCAGTGCAGCGGCTTCGTCAGCATCGCCTCGTCAAGGAATATCTCGATGTCCTTGCGGTGTCCGGGCTTGAAATTGAGACCTGCGCCAAGGCGACGATTAATCGTTTCGGCGTAGCAGTTCCGACACGCTTCGCTGACGTGCTCACAATGCCAGCCGACCGATCCCACGGGTCGGTTGACGGCGACGTCTCGATTGAGCAGCCGCGCCCGGATCGGTGTCCATGTGGAATCTGTCCACTCTATGCCCGTCTTCTCGCCCATTAGGCCACCTTCGCGATAGCTGGGGTCGGCGCGCGCTGGGCTGCGGGTTTCTGCTTCGGTGCTGCGTCAGCCATGATGGCACCAACGCATGCGGCCATCTTCCGAACCGACACCGCGTTGCCGATCTGTTTGATCTGCTCAGTTTTCGTGCCGGCGAACTCGTAGGCCTGATCTTCGGTCGTGAAACCCATGGCCGCTGCGAGCTCATGAGGCTCGAGCATCCGAAACAGGATGTCGTATTGCTGGCCGTCGAAGACGGGCGTCACCACGCCTTGCGCCAGGTCGACATGCCCGGTGGCCGCTATTGTTGGCACCGGTTCCTCAATGCTGTGCACGCGCGGCGCTTGCCCGTCGCGCTCGCCATGCTGCGCCGTGATGACGGCTAGTTCGCCGCGATTGGCGCCGGTGATGGTGGGTAGTGGATCGCCGTTCGCATCCAGCGCGCGGTCGAAACCGCCGGCGTGTGTGACCGGCATCACGATGGCGAACTCGCCGCCTTTTGCCGTCGTCAGGGTTGGAACGGGATCGTCGACGCTTCGGGCTTGATTGCTGCCGTTGGTGTGCGTGACGGGCACGACCATGCCGAAGCGGTTCTTTCCGGTCAGCGTCGGCAACGGTTCATCGGCGCTGTTGCACGTCTCACCTGATCCAGTGCCGTAATAGGGCGAAATCAGCACATGCGAATGCTTCGCCACTTGCGCCGGGGTTGGTGCATCCGTCGACCGTGGTGCTCCGCCTCCCTGGCGCGAGAGAATGAACGGCTCGACCAGCATCGGCCGCGCGCAGCCTTCATGCTTTTCCGCGCCGGCGCCGCCGGTCGTAATTGTGGGCAACGGATCGTCGTCAACCGATCGGGGCTGTCCGCTGTTCTGCTGTGACAGCACGAACGGTTCCGCGAGCCACACGCCGCCTTTGGTATCGAGTGTCGGAACGGGATCGGTCGAGACGGCTTTCGCCTGGTTGTTCTTGCGGCCGTTTATGATCACGGGCTCGGCGATGGCTATGCCGCCACCGTGAGCAGTGGTCAGGCAAGGCAGCGGCTCGTCATCTGGGTTCTTGGCCGTGTTGTTCGACCGATTTGCGAGCATGATCGGCTCAGCGTAGTCCTCTGGGTAGTAGCGCCGGCCGTATTGCTCCGCATCAAGATAGAGGCGGTCGTATTCTTGGCGTGTGCCTCCAAGGTGTTTCGTCTTTGCATACCAATCCTCAAACGTTGGGACGCCATTAGCGATCGGCTGGGCCAGCCCGATATGCGTTCCGCCCGCCGCGATCGTCGGCAACGGCTGCTCTACACTCTGTCCCGCCATATGGTTGCGCAGGATGACCAGGAACGGCTCAGGCCATCCGAACTTCACCGCGCCGGCGTGGATGCGCGCCAGCGTCTTCGGCGCCAGCGGCTTCTTCCGGCTGAAGATCGACCGTCCCTTGATGTTCCAGTCAATGATCTCGCGTGCAGGGCGCCACGGCTTCACGGTCGGGAACAGGGCGAGGCCGTGCTCGGCCTTGCGCGCATGCGTCGGCATCGGCCATACGACGGTCTTCGTGTCGCTACGTGCCATCAGGATGAAGCGCTGGCGCGTGGTGGCGTCGCCGTAGTCTGCCGCGTTTAGCTTGCGCCACTGCGGGTCGAAGCCGAGGCGGCGGATGGTATCGATCCACGCGCGGAAATATTCGCCCTTGCGTGACGCGATGGGCTTGCCGGTGCGGGGATCGACCGGTCCCCAGCCGATGAACTCCCACACGTTCTCGATGATCATGCGCTTAACGCGCAGTTCGGTCAGCCAGGTGATGATGTGCCAAGGGTCGCTGCGCTGCTGGTCGCTGGTCGGCTTACCGCCCCGCGCGACAGAGTGATGCGTGCACGTCGGCGACGCCATCAGCAGGTCGAGATAGCCTTCCGGCACGATAAGGTGCGGCCGAACCGTGGAGATGTCCTGCACAAAGTGACGGGCGTTCGGATGGTTCTTGGTGTGTGTCTCGATTGCTGTGGCCCAATGATTTACGCAGACCAGTTCCATTTTGAGGCCGAGCTCGGCAAGCGCGCGCTCGCATCCGGTCGACGAACCGCCGGCGCCGCACAGGAGATCGGCCACGAGGATCTTGCGGGTCATGCGCGCGCAGTCTTTCGTGAGAAGCCGAAGTGAGGCTTCTGGTCGCGCTCTTGGTCGAGAGGTTTCTTCCGGACCGCGAATTTCGCTGCGCGCGTGCCACGGGTCTTTGCCAGGCGATGTTGAGAGCTTCCTGCCGTTGTCGCTGGCGTGCCGTTGGTGATGATGCTGTGGCACGGTTTATGGGAGAAGCGGCAATTGAATGGCTTGTCCGGCCCGTCGAGAGCGTGCTCGTGCAGATGTTCTTTCTGGATATTCTTGGTCCGCACGTCCTCGAGCGTTAAGGGCTCCTTGCAGCGAAAGCAGCGGATCGTCTCGCCCTGGATCAGCAAGGTTTCTATGACTTCTATCTCGCTGAAGCGTCTGCGGCTCACAGGAGCCTCGCTTCCGCCGCCTTGGAGCGCTTTCCCGCGTGCCGCCCATAGGTGAACTTGCGTGTGATGGTCACCGATACGACATGGCCGGATTTGTCGTGGTGCTGTGAGGCGAGGCCTTGAGCGTTTGCGGCCGTCCATTTTGCGCTGCAGCGCTCGCAGGCACCGTGCGCACTCACCAACTCGGAAGAGACGGCGCGGGTCACGCGGCCTTCTTCTTGTTCACGATGGCGTTGTGATCCTCGATGGCTCGCAACATATCACTCTCGCGGACCAACTTGAGATCTTCCGGCGGCCTCCATCCATCCTTAAGTTCGCGCGGATATTGTAAGAAGAAGCGATCGCGGGATTTGATGACATGAACGCCGGAAGTAAAATGAATGCGGCCACGGCCGCCCTCGTTGCTGACAGGGGAACGCCCCTTCCATCCGAAACTATTGGCAAAGTGACCCCAGTCTTTGACCGAGGGTGCGGATGCCAATGTTCTCGCAATCTCTTTTCCGGCAGCAATGCTCAGCTTTGGCGCGTATTCAATATTGCCCTTCTCAGCTCGGCCAAGCTTTCTCAGTCCAGCGGGCACATCTGCTTTCGGATCGTACAAGAGCGTTTTGATGCTGCCACCTTGTCCGGGACGGAACGCGACGGCGCCGAGGGACTGAACGAGTTTCCATTGTGCCCTTAGCGCAACGTCGCGCTCCCTCGCGAACTCCATCGCGCGCTTCTTCGCGGCACCGACAACCTCGTAGTATTCCTTGAAAACAGCCATCAACTTGTCTCCAACTGCATGGGCGCCGGCGTGTGGAAGCGATGCGACGGGCGCCAGATGGAAGAACTGCTGTTGGAGCGGGTCACCACCGGCTCTCTCCGGTCCGGTTGGCTTCGGCAGCGAGCGTCCTGGATTGCGCTCGAAACTCCGCGCCACGCGCGATCAGGACGAGTTTTTGGATGTGCTCGTCCGAAAGTCGTTGCGCCTGTCGCTCGCATTCCTGTGCGATGTCGAGCAACTCTACGGCCCTGACGCGCTTTGGGTTGTCGCGCCAGCACATCAGCGGAACCCGTTCGGCAGGAACACCGGCAGGTACAGCACGACAGCGACGAAGGCGACGAGAAGCAGCACACCGACGATGGCGTTGAGCCAGATGCGCGCGTTCTCGCTCAGGAAAGGTCCATGATTGCGCCGGTGCATGCGCCGGAAGCTCGGATCGGGCGCGAAGCCGCTCACAGCCGCCAATCCCCGGCGCCGCCGCTCCGTGGCGCCACTTGTGCGAACTCAGCCGCTGGCCGCACGTAGTGCGCGACGAACCAGTTGCGGAGCGTGTCGATTTTCGAGGAACTCTCCGCGAGCTCGTCGATCAGGTGACGGACTTCATCATCGCGCAGATCGAGCTCGAGCCCGTCGCGCTCGCGCGTGACTGTGCCGGAACAGGCGCCTCGCGCGAATTGAGCCGTGAAGGTGAATTCCGGGCTCATGCGAAGGCCTCAACGCAGGTGATCGCAGGCTCACGTTCGCGGGCGGCTTCAAAGCAGCGGTCAAACCTCGCCTTGGTGACGGCATCCTTCGGGATGTTGGTGCGGAGAAGGTCGCTCATCTGCACCGTGCCGCGCGCCATCACGGAATCGATGATGGCCTGGGTGATCCGCTCGTCTATTTCGGCGGGCGACAGGCTCTCGCGCTCGCGCTTGATCCGGTCGCGGCGCATTGAACGGAGCGTGCTGTTCAGTGCGCGATCGGCATTGGAGACGTACCTCATGCCGGCACCGTTCCGGCGAGAGCCTTCATGTCGGCGAGCGCCGCGACATTGTTGTCGTAGAACCGGCACGGATTGATGGGGTGGCCGCTCTCGCGATAGATCAGCTGGGCCGCGAGCGTGGTGTTGTGGAAGCGCTCAAGTGCGTAACCCGGTTCGCCGGCCAGGTGCACGACCCAGCCCGCGCGGCAATGTGTGGTGTTGCAGGTGTGCCAGTTGCTCATATCGAGAGCGTCCGGCTGCGACACCGCCTCGAGCACCTTGGCGTGGATGTTCTCGATGACCGGAATCGGCGGTTGGCCGAGCGTTGTGCCTTCCGCCGGCGGCTCGGGTGACAGGTTTTCCTTGTCCTCCAGCCAGGCGATGTGAGAGCAGCCCGAGCAGCCCGAGCAGTGCGAGCAGTCCGAGCAGTCCGAGCAGCCCGAGCAGCCCGAGCAGCGCGAGCAGTCCGAGCAGTCCGAGCAGCCCGAGCAGCGCGAGCAGTCCGAGCAGTCCGAGCAGCGCGAGCAGTCCGAGCAGTCCGAGCAGTCCGAGCAGCCCGAGCAGCCCGAGCAGCGCGAGCAGTCCGAGCAGTCCGAGCAGTCCGAGCAGCGCGAGCAGTC